GAGACCAGCAATTTCAAACTTGGTCCGCAGGTGTTCCAACTCTTGTAACTCGGCGATCTTACTGGGGTTGTTCAGTGCAAGGTTAAAGTTTAAAAGGTCGTCATTCCTGTACCCAAGAGTGTACAGGTGAATAACGCAGATTTTTTGTATCTCCGCCAATACCACACGTTGTAATCTCTGGATTGTACGGGCAAAGCGAATATCTTTTTGAGCCAACGTTGTCTTATCTTCAACAGCATCTGCTTGCGCCAAATAAGCTTTAGGAATCTTAATCGCAGAAAAGAGCTTATCTCGTAAATAATTTACGTCATCAATATCTCCCGTAAAAGCTCCACCAGCTAGTGTCTCAATGCGAGAAGATTGTCCTGCGCGCACGGGAACATAATAATCCTCATCAATACTCATGGGGTTATACCGGAGGTCTACCCTACCTGAATCTTCATCGATAATCTGATTTCTTTTCATTTGAGTTTTGACTTGTTGAATATATTGTTCCACATCTTCGGCGGGGATATTTCCTACATCAATATAAAATACACGACGCTCGGGTGATCTGACAATTCGGTAAGCCATCATGGCGTCTTCTAGTAGAATTAATTGTCGCCAGATTCTTCGGGCAGACTCCAGAACAGAAGTTCCATAAGGAACATACTTATCGTTACCTAACACTCTCATGTGGGCGATTTGCCAGTTTTCGAAGGTAACGCCGCTCTGGTCAACCCCAGTCCAATAGTATTGAATATAGTTTGGGTTTGTGGGGTCTTTACCCTCCAGCCTCTCTATCTCTCGAACGGGTAGAGGAATAACGTTGGTGATCCCTAGTGTGTCGTCGATATCAAGGTATAGAAAATAATCTCCATACTTACACATGCTCCGAGACCACCCGAATAAGTTGGACTCAATATTGAGGACGTTGTATAGCAGAGTATGCAGGATATCTTTGATTTCCCGGTTGTGACACTCGATGTTAACCAACGGAGTAAGGTCAGATGAGGTGGAAATCTCGTCTGCATAAACATCTAGTGCGGAAGCCAACTCCGGAGTGTATTCCATCTGGTCAAAATCAGTGTAGCGCATCTGTTTATCGCGGTTCATCAAAGTTTTGCTCTGAATAGACGTGAATGGGTTATAATATTCCTTCTTTTGAAACTCTTTGCCAGTGCTAGTCTTAAAGGTATACTTTTTGACTGTGCGAGGAGTCGATCGAACTACTCCTGGCTGGTCGTAATTAACCATAGGTCCGCTAAAAAGGCGCGTAAGTCTCTTGAATAGAGTAGACTCCTGATTCCTTGGGTTACTTTTATTTTCGTCTGCCATATTTATCCCTTTGTTATCCACGATAGGTCATGCATTTTGCCATCGCTTCCTTTATATAATCCTTCTTCTCTGTTGACAGGTCTATACCCAGTCATTCCGCTGATTCTAGTGTCCAGTGACTTCCCTCCGACGATAATCCCTCCGATTAAAGCCTTCTTGTACTCAACATCCCTTTGACTAACTACTAAAGCATTGTCTCGGACCCAGCACCCAATGGAAGTCGCTATAACTAGATCATCGTTATACCCCCTCATCCCTTGCGGTCGCCCGTTGTGCCAAATAAAAGTTTTTATCTCATTGGCAAGTCGCATCGAATTAATAGTAAGTAGTTTATTTCTTATGAATTCCTCAAATTTTGCTATTACCAGTGGGCGTGTTTTCATTGACATGGTAAATCCTGCCACTCCCCCAATAGCTTCAGCCGTTGCCTGGTCTACATACTCATGAGTGGATCTAATGCTATAGTAAGTGTTATTATACCCCAGATCGTCTAATCTGTTTAAAACTCCAATGCCCAAAGAATTGTTTTCGATAACTAAAAGAGCATCGTTATATTCGGTGGCAATGCTGAACAAAAGGGGGGAAAACATGTCAGGAGTAATCTTTCCCTGATATTCTGCCACTTGCTCCATGGTGGCTAAATCAATCACTTGACAAACGCTATAGTCTGAACCATCACCACGAGCCACATCGGCGATGGCTAAATATTCTCCATTGTTTTCGGGCTTTTTCCATATCCAATAATTTCTATCAAACCCAGTTTTATAGCTCGGTTCAGTTGCGTTTTCTAATATCCTATTTAAATCATCGCCTTGGATGACGGTCTCTCCTGAAGCGTTAAAATTGCATTCAAGCTCCTGAGCAATTTCGCGCTTGGACATATTGCGAGTTTCTTTTTTAAACCATTCTTGGTCCCGGTCAGGATGGAGGTCCCAGGGAAGTTTAATTGGGTTGAAATCATTTTTACGCTCTTCTGCCTCCACATAGTTTTTGTGAAACCAGTTACCGACGCCATACGGGGTACTTAAAGCGATGCAAGTTCCGCCCGTGGACAGAGTAGGATAAAGACCTGCCCACATTTCATCCAGCCCTTCAACGATGGCTGCCTCGTCTATAACCAGCAAAGAAAGAGCTTCCGAACGTCCTGCATCGCCCGACGTTGAAGAAGCCTTTACTTGCGATCCGTTAGAAAGTTCGAAAGAGTTTCTATTGTCAATCTCAATTGTTGCAATTCGCAACCAAGCCGGGAGATTTTTATAAATTGCCTTTGCTTTTTTTACTAGATTAGCGGCGATGGCTAGCTTCGTTGCGACCACCAGAATATTTTTGTCTCGATGAAAAAGCATCAGCCAGCACACATGTGCTGCCACAGTCGTGGAAATCCCTAGCTGTCTAGCCTTAAGAATAATGTTGAATCGATGTTTTTTAAAATCTCGCAACGCTGCTTCTTGAAACTCGTACATTTCAAAAGGTATGAGACCATGCATCGGGTGAGAGATTTTGGCGTAGTTGTTGGAAAAATAAACGGGGTCTTTGCCGCAGCGGACGATTTCCCCCATCATCTCCTTTTTGTTTAGAGCCATTTAAGCCTCTGGCGTGTCTGGGTTCTTCTTCGCCTTATCATTTGAGGGGCGCTTGTCAGAAGATAGCTCCATAAACTTCTTAATATTATCTTCAAGCCGATCTTCGGACGATCCTTTTACCGGGTCTACGCCATCAACTGATCCTATTTGATACTGCTTTGAAGCCTGGACCCAGTTCCTTACACGAGAAGTACTTTGAACCATAATATCTGCTGGGGCTATCTCCGTGAGGGTAACTGATTCTTTTGTAACTTTCTTATATTCCTTCTTCAAAAATTTAACAATGTCGCCGAAACGCATCTCAATATCATTCTCAAATTGATTTCGGGGGTGGACTTCCTTAAGGGGAATTTCACTCTGGTAAGTGACTATCATATTTTTAGCAGCGAAACGAACTGCGAAACCATCTATGAGCCTACTATCAACAATCGGGTTCCCCTCTTCTCGCTTCAGTCCTATTTTTTCATCCATATGGTCGTAACCATCATAGGCATTTGCTGCTGCTTGGTTCAGCCCTTTTATAACATCTAAAATACTAGCCATTTTTTTATTCTCCTAATAAGTTTACGAAAAAACACGCTACAAAATTTGGAGACCCTTTTAAGAAATGGTGGTTTAAAAACACCGTCGCCAGGTCTCCAGCCAGATCTCCAGCGGTCCAGCCTAAATTCAACGTGCTCAATATAACAATTTTCACAGCATTGAAACCTATTCATATATAGGTCGTCTCTCGACGAAAATGAATATGTTTTACACGCGGGACACTTTCTTTCGTTGTCGGGTCTCTTTATCTTGCGAGAGATAATAATATCGCCGACTGTGGACTCTTCTCGCTGTACTTTTGCTTTTTCTCTTCTTTTAGAGCGTCCTTGTAACTGGTTTAAATATTCTTTCTCGCGAGTCTCACTCCAGCTAGATCTTATATCTTGTACCGCAACGCTTCCATATTTTTTGGCGATTGCCTTTTCTACGGACGCAACATAGTTGTAGTCTTTCTTGTTCATTGTTGGTAGACCGCATGAACGATTGCGATGGACATGCCGGCTCCTACCACTAATCCCGTGAGAAGACCGAGTGTTCCACGATTTCTGCTAAACCAAGAATTATTTTTGAGAATAACATCTTCTAGTTTTTTGGCTTCCTTCTCGTAGATTTCTTTTTGTTTCGTACAAACCTGCTTATCTACTGAACATTCTCCCAACTTGGCATTGGCGTCTATCTTGTTTTCCAGTATTTTGCGAAAGTCCTTTTCGCTCAAAAGAATACCAATATAGGTGTCGCCCTCTTGTTCAACCGATGCAGGACGAGGGTCAAATACGATAACCTCTGCCGCAGCCGCGTTGAGTGAGAAGCACAGTATTAAAGCTACTACTTTTCGCATATTACTTCAGGAACTTTTTCAGTCCCTCAATTCTTTTGGTGGGACGCTTGAGTCCGCTAACGAGCGTATAGGTAACAAGCTTTTCCCGGCGGCTGTCTTCATCTTCTTATCCTCTC